TCCAAATCAAATTTAGTCAGAATGCAACTAAATCGCCTATTGATTGGAACTTCTCGCGTGAGCGAGGCATCAAATAAATTGGTACATAAAGCAAGAAAATTGCTTCTTGGTTCAGGCATAATGCTTATAATGGCATAAAGCACACGACCATATGTATTGATCAATAACATACGGAGGCCTAAAACCGCATCGTGCACATGAATTATTCATAATGCACGGCAACTCACTCCCTGAGGAGGTTGACCTTCAGTAATTTCCATTACCATTAACTAAAATGTCAGCCGGTGGCATCAACGGTGGTGGTCTAGAAATAGCGAACCAATAGTGTGTCAAAGACACACGTTTTTCGGCCCTTCTATTCTCATCCAAACACCATATGACGGCTTTATATTTTAGCTCATCAGAGGTCTTACCTTCGAGATTAACATCTCGGGAAGTGTATTCGTGCTTCTGAAATTTCTCCCTACCAACAACAGGAGGATCAGGCACGGTATTACCAGCAACACCTTCGTCTTCAACGATTCCAAAGGAACCGTTGGATTCAGCAACAAACCCAAATATGAGACGGTAAATCTTCGTCTCCGGTCTAATTTCCGGTATACCGGAAAGCATTGTTGTGATGGGAATGGCGTCATTGGTGTCATTGGTTTTCGCGTTCCAAACACCAGGATCTCTACGAACCCAAACTTGATTGTTTGGGAGCTTCAGTGGATTCTTAGCCTTCTGTTGTGAGGCTGGATACACTGGGATTGGTCTCGTCGGTACAACAGGTACCGGTACTGGAACCTTCGCAATAGGTTGTTGTTGCAACTTATTACGGTAAGCTGCAGCGCGGCGAGCATTCCTACGCTGGCGATTAGAAACCTGTCCGCTACTCCCTTGAGATGAAGACATGACGTTGGATGGATGGTCTGGAGTAATGATCGAAGTATTCGTACATCCTGAGGTAATTCCAAATAGCGACTTATCTCTTACCCGAGAATTCATCTAACTAATAATTCAGTTTCCCTCCAGGAGACTAGCCCCTCTACTAAAACCCCCTCATGTCTTAGCGGACTTTAAGAAAACACTTAATTAATTAAGTAGTCGTTCGGGATTTCTCTCCCGAACAACCTGCTCTTTCAAATCTTTTGGTTGACTAGCGGTAGACTCTTTGGTTACTAAAACATCGCTGGCCCTAACCGTGTTGATGGTGGGTGCTTCGTTCAAAGGTTTGACGGTAAAATCCACACCAACAACCGTATTGTCCAAAAGATTCACACTGCCAGAACAGGACACGGGATTTTCTTGAGTTTTTACTGCACGATCCATTGAGATTTTACTTCTCAACAGGGAACGCATTTCCTTATCTGAACTGATCATCTTCCTAGCGAAGGTTTGTATAGCCTTCGTGCTGGTAACAGCAACAGTCTTTTGATATAATTGCTTGTTGCTGAGCTTCTCTGTCCACATTGGGTACCACATCCCAATCTTTGCCATATGAGGGACAGTCGAAGCACAATGTATAGAACCACCAAGGTACAGGCCCTTGTGGTTCTTAACATCTTCAGAAAATAATGATCGCGGCCATGACATCGTTAAAACAAATGCCTCGTTCAGATTTACCTTAGTACCACCGTAAAGTTCATCGCCGGTAGCAGAATATTTCAATTTCAATTCGGCGGTAGCGTAGGTTGACTCCAAGATCGCCGGGACATACAACAAATGTATTATCGCGTGATCGACGAACATTCTACTGGCGACTTTATCTGTAAAAGTCCTCAGTATACTACCGGTTTCCTTAGTAGTAAGTTCGCACAAGAAGTAACCTTGATTTACGGCGGGGAAAGCGCTGCATCTCCTAATACCCATGTTCAGTTCCACGCACTGCGACAGTGCGTCCGCAACGGATTTCTCTAAGCTGGCTTCATCATCAGCCGAGAAAACAAGAGCAGTTCTCTTTGGAGTTATAGCCATTCCAATCCAATTTATGAAATGGGGACAGCAGCAATACGACTTCAACAGCAACCGAGTCTTGAAGAAGACTTTAATCGGGAGATCCTCCGAATGCTGTGTCAATTCTCAAGAAGTGTTATTAACAAACAATCAAGACTACTAGGACTCCACCTATTAAATAGTCCGTGCGCCCGCGAAGATCACCCCAACAGTAACCGAGTTCTGGGGAGAACTTTGATCGGAAAATCCTTGATCGACGGGACAGTCACTTATCACTATAAATAGTCATGAAAGATGAAGTTGTTGTTAATAAACAC